CCAGTCTGCCAGCAGCGAGCAGCACCCCCGATCTTGAGGGCGCTGAAATTACTCGCGCGGCTGCAACAACCACGACTCGCGAATCAAACGTGGCGATGATCTTGTCACGCAACGCTACCGTCACAGGCACTCAGCAGGCTGCTGACGCTGCCGGCCGCGGCCAGGGTGAAATGGCGTGGCAGATGTCGATCATGTCGCGCGCCCTGGCGCGAGACGTTGAAAAGAGCATCTGTGCCGAAAACGGGAAGGTTACTGGCGATGCCACGACCGCTCGTAAAACGCGCGCGTGGGAGTCGTGGATTTCGACGAACACCAGCCGTGGCACTGGCGGTGCAAACGCAGCTAATGCAACGTCCGCACCGACGGATGGCACGCAGCGCGTTTTCACTGAAACTCTGCTGACAAACGTGCTGCAAACGGCGTATGAGAATGGCGCTGAACCGACGATTCTGAATGTCGGGCCGTTCAACAAGGTGAAGGTGTCTGGTTTTACCGGCCGCTCATCCGCTCGCCAGAACATCGACGCAGACGCTGTGCAACAGTCAGTGAGCGTTTACGCCTCCGACTTCGGCACGCTGAACGTCGTCGCGAATCGTTTTTCGCGTGGCCGCAGCGCATTGCTGATCGATCCTGAGTACGCCGCGATCGGCGTGTACCGGAATTATCAGCAGGTCGAAATTTCGAATATTGGCGACGCGGAAACGCGCCTGCTTCTCATCGAAATGGGCCTTGAAATGAAATCCGAAAGCGCCCAGGCAATTGTTGCCGACTTGACCACCAGCTAGTCGTTCTCCGGTCGCACTAGCGTCTTGGCGGGGGGAAACCCCCGCCCCTTTTAAGGGGTTTGGATGAAGACTCGAAAAGACCGCCGGCATACGGGCATTGATCACCATTTCGCCTGGGACCGTCACGATGACGACCACTTCTATTCGGTGTCCGAGCAGGACGTGGCGCCTGTCATTGACCAGGTGAAGATGTACCAGGACGACGAGGGCGCATCGGCAAATATGAAGCACGTTGCTGAGATTCCCATGATCATTGTTCAAAAGATGATGTCCGATGGCTCGTGGGGCGACCCCGCAGCCATGAAAAAATTTTTGAACGACCCGGACAATGATTGCTTTCGCGTTTGGCGAGGCAAAGTTTAGTGGCGCTAAACACTTACAGCGCGCTCAAGTCTGCGATTGCGGACTTTCTCAATCGCAGCGATTTAACGGCTGTTATTCCAGACTTTATCACGCTCGCCGAAACGGAGATGAATCGTCGTCTGCGCATGGCAGCACTGGTAAAGCGTGCTGACGCAACAGTCGATAGCGAGTACACCGCATTCCCGAGTGACCTGCAGCAAGTCAGGTCGCTGTACCTGAAAACAGATCCGATCACACAGCTTGTTTTTTTGACTGTTGAGGAAATGCAAGCAAAAAAAGCGTCGGGCTGGAAAAGCACGGGCGACCCCGATTACTACGCGGTCGTCGGCAACACGTTTCAAGTGCTGCCAACGCCAGAAAGCAGCGTGACCGCCGAGCTGGTGTACCACGCGAAAGTGAACGCGCTGTCAGACAGCAACACGTCGAATGACGTGCTGTCGGCAAACCCGGACTTGTACCTGTACACGGCGCTGAAGCAGAGCGCGCCGTATTTGCAGGACGACGCCCGCATTACGACCTGGGCAACGCTGTCTGAAAAAGCGTTTGACGACATTGAGCTTGCCGACAGCCGGGCTGAATACACCGGCGGCGACCTGAAAACATTTGCGAGGGCTTACTGATGGCGGGAAGTTTTACCGATTACCTCGAAGACGCGCTGTTGAAGCACGTTTTTACAAACACGGCTTACACGTCCCCGAGTGCCGTTTATCTCGGCCTGTTCACCGTTGCGCCAACTGATACGGGCGGTGGCACCGAGCTGAGCGGTAGTGGTTACGCAAGGCAAGCAATTACATTTGCTGTCTCTGGAACAGACCCGACGCTCGCCACCAACAGCAGCGCGATCGAATTCCCGACAGCTACCGGCAGCTGGGGTACGTTGGTCGCTGTCGCCGTCTTCGACGCGCTGACTACCGGCAACATGCTCGCATGGGCCGACTTGGCATCAAGCCGCACCGTCGGAAGCGGGGACATTTTCCGAATTCCCGCAAACGACCTGGACATCACGCTGGCGTAACTTATGGCCTCCGGCGACTACGGATTTTTATATTACGGCCGCGGCAATTTCGGCGTAAGTTCGTATCCGGCCGGGGCGGCAACGGCCGCGTCAACGTCGGCCGTCACGGCCAGTGCGGTCGCCACGCTGAATGGCGCAGCGGCTGTAGAAGCTGTCAGCGCTGTCACTGCTGCCGGCAATCGAATTGCTAATGGCGCAGCAACGGCAACAGCGAATAGCGCAGCAAGCGCGAATGGCGGAATCCTGGTTGCCGGCGCCGCAACTGCAACATGCACTAGCAATTTTGAGTCTGCAGGCAATCGCATTGCGCTAGGCGCCGCGACGGCCGCCGCAAGCAGCAGCGCCAGCGCGGCTGGTGGATTGTCGATCGTTGGTTCCGCAACTGTTGCCGCCGTATCAAGCGCGAGCGCCGCCGGCAATCGCATTCAGAACGCTGCAGCAACGGCAACAGCAACATCGAGCGCGGCATGCGATTCACTGCGGATTGTGACTGCGAGCGCGACGGTTTCAGAAACCGCGCTGCTGCGCGTGTCGTGGGTTCCGATCCCGGTGCCAGGGGATTGGACAGAACAAACGACGGCCGCTGAAACGTGGGCGCCAGCCACCGCAACCGGCGATTGGTCAACGCAAGCAACAGCTGCCGAGACATGGACAGAAAAAACCGCGGACAGCGCCAACTGGGCAGCCGCTGCGTGAGGGATTGACAGATGGCCGATACGACGACAACGAACCTGGGCATGACAAAACCAGAGGTCGGCGCAAGCGCTGACACCTGGGGAACCAAATTAAATGGTTCTCTCGACACTGCCGATGCGGTTTTTAACGCAGCGGGCGACGGAACAAGCGTCGGGCTGCAGGTCGGCAGTGGAAAAACACTTGTTGTTGGCGGTACGCAAAAAATATCGACCACCAGCAAGATCGAATTTCGCGATACCGCGATCTATATCAATTCGAGCGTTGATGGCCAGCTGGACATTGTTGCCGATGGCGAGATCCAGGCAGTCGCGCCAATCATTGATCTAGACGCTTCCACGGCGGTCACTGTTTCAAACGATCTCAAACTAGATTCGGACTCAGCCGTTCTGGGCTTCGGCGCTGACAACGATGTGACGTTGACGCACGACCCCGACACGGGGTTGTTGCTTAATGAGGGGCGGCAGTTGCAGTTCAGAAACGCCGCCGAAAATATTTATTCGGACCACGGCGGTCAGCTCAACATCGCTGCAACGGACGAGGTTCAGATCGACACAGAATTTCTCGACGTGAATGCGAAACTTTTTGTTGACAGCGATGAAGACGCTATCACTACGACGATCAATCAAAATCACGCAACGTCCTCGCAACTCGCGCTGTATGTAACCAAAGATTCTGGCAGCGGCTACGCAATCAAAGCACTTAATAATGCCAACTATGTAAATTTGGCCGGTGAATCTTATGCGTATTACGCTATTGGCGGCGAGTTTCGCAATAACGGCGGCGGTCAAACTTACGTCGCAAGGTTCTACGACAACACCAACGCGCTGAATTTTTACGTTCGCTCAAACGGATACATCGGCACGGGCACTGACACAAGCTCGCCAACGAATTTAACCACCGCTGTGGGTGCCAACGTGTACGTTTCCGGCACGGGCCTGCTGTTTCGTTCAACGTCCAGCCTGCGATTCAAAACAGATGTCGAGCACATTGATGATGAGTGGGCCGATAAGTTGCTTGAGCTGAAACCGATTTTTTATAAATCGTCAGCGACGGGTGATCTAGAATTTCAAGACCAAAATTGGACGTACTACGGCTTCGGCGCAGAAGACGTAGCGAAAGTGGACCCGCGCTATGTGAACTTCAAATCATTTGAAATTCAGCATGATCCAGACTCGGGCGAAGACACAAGAATTCCGCTCAACGAACCGATTCCAGAAGGCGTGCAGTACGACCGGATGGTGCCCGCGCTTGTGAATTTGGTGAAGCGCCTGACTGAGAGGGTAGAGACATTAGAAGCGAAAGTCGCTGAGTTGGGATCATCCTAAAAGATGTACGAGGAACAAATGGAATACGCAGAAGGGGCCGCGATAGCGACGTGTCTCGCAATGCTCGCCGGAATGTGGATGTTTTTGCAGCGGTTGATCACGGCGAAGCTGTCTGCGCTTGAAGCAATCATCGTGAAATTGATCGATCGGTTTAATCGGAATGACGACGAAGAATTGCAACGCGCGCAGATGCTGATCTCGAAGCTTGACGAAGTGGAGAAAGAAATTGCAATGCTGAGAGAAAAACTTAGCTACGTCACCGGGCGAATAAATGGAAGCGGCGGGACTTGACATGGACAGTGGTGAAAAAGCGCTCGCCGAGGTTTCAGCGCATGAGCGCGAGTGCGGCTTGAGGTACGAGGCGATCGAAAGACGGATGAACACGCTTGAGCGCATTGTTTGGGGGTTGTACCCATTTTTGTTGATCACAATCGTGATCGCAGAATGGTTGAGAAACTAATGCCGTTGCCTATCGCCGCATTGTTGCCTGTTGTTGGAAAAGTGCTCGACCGCGTGCTGCCCGACCAGGGTGCTCGCGATGAAGCTGAGCGCCAACTAACGCTGCTTCAGCAGCAGGGCGAACTCAAGCAAGTCGAAGCGCAGATGAGCGCAATCATTGCCGAGGCGCAGTCGTCCGACCCATGGACAAGCCGAGCCCGGCCCAGCTTTCTCTACGTGGTCTATGCCTGCATTCTCGCCGGCATCCCCATGGGTATTTTGTTTGCAATCTCCCCGGACATTGCAACGAACGTGACAACCGGATTCAAAGACTGGCTGCAGGCGATCCCCGAGGAAATGTGGACGTTGTTCGGCGTTGGCTACCTAGGCTATACCGGCGCACGCTCAATCGACAAACGAAAATGAAATTCGAACGCGCTTTTGAGATTTTAATTGGTCACGAAGGTGGTCATGTTTGGGATCCCATGGACCCTGGTGGTGAAACAAAATTTGGCTTGTCTCAACGGGCTTACCCGGAGCTGAACATTTCAACGCTCACGCTCGAAGATGCGCGAGGCGTTTATCTTAACGACTATTGGAATGCTGTGCGGGCTGAAGCACTGCCAGCCCCTGTGCGGTTCAGCGTTTTTGATGCCGCAGTCAATTCCGGCAATCGCCAGGCGACACTTTGGTTGCAGCGCGCTGCGGGCGTTATCGATGACGGCGTGATCGGCCCGAAAACAATTTCGGCGGCTCACGAAAAAGATCCGTACGAGTTGCTCTGCAAATTCTGCGGCCAACGGCTCAAACATTTCACAGACCTGAAAACGTGGCAGCGATTCGGCCGTGGTTGGACACGTCGCGTCGCGGAAAACCTGGTAGCAGCCTGATGTCACTTGTGAAACTCGAAATTCCGCCCGGGGTGTACCGCAACGGCACCGAGTACCAGGTATCTGGTCGCTGGTATGACGCGAATTTAATTCGCTGGGTTGACGGCTTGATGAAGCCGGTCGGCGGCTGGCGCAAACTTACAACGTCTGCGTTGACCGGGAAGTGCCGCGCGCTCTTCCCATGGAAGTCAAACGACTTCAAGCGTTATCTGGCCGCCGGCACCAGCAGCAAACTGTATGTGTGGAACGATTCAGGCACGATGTATGACATCACGCCGACTGGTTTTGTCGCCGGGCGCGACAGCGCGATCTACGGCCTTGGCTACGGCGCGCTCGACTATGGCGATGAAACATACGGCACAGCGCGGAGCGGTGGTTCAAGTGTGCTTGACGCGGCCACATGGACGCTCGACACCTGGGGGCAAAACCTAATCGGTTGCGCCGCGCAGGACGGGAAGATTTACGAGTGGACGCTGAACACTGCTTCAGCTGCCGCTGCCGTGACCAATGCGCCTACTTCAAATCGAGGTGCATTTGTGACTGCAGAGCGGCACCTGGTTGCTCTCGGCGCTGGCGGTTATCCGCGCAAGGTGCAATGGAGCGACGCTGAAGACAACACAGTCTGGACGCCGACCGCGACCAACGCAGCAGGCTCGATCGAACTCGAAACTAGCGGCTCGATTATGAATGCCGCAAAACTGCGCGGCACGAATTTAATTTTCACTGATGTTGATGTCCATACCATGACTCACATCGGCCAGCCCTTCGTCTATTCGTTTGCTCAAGCCGGCTCAAATTGTGGCCTTGCTGCGGTGAACGCATTTGCGGCAGTAACCAGTTTTTGCGTGTGGATGACCAAAAACGAATTTCAAATTTACGATGGGGCTGTTCGGCAATTGCCGTGCGACGTGCAGGACTATGTTTTTTCTGATCTGAATCGAACTCAAATCAGCAAAGTTGTCGCGGGCGTCAATTCCGCGAACGACGAAATTTGGTGGTTTTACCCGTCCGCGGATAGCGATGAAAACGACCGTTATGTTGTTTGGAACCACCGGGAAAAACACTGGTCAATTGGCACGCTTGCTCGCACCGCCTGGTGCGACTCGACAATCAGGTCAACGCCGACCGCGGCCGGAACGGACAATCATCTTTTCGATCATGAACTCGGCTGGACAAACGACGGCGCGGCGCTGACGACGACGCGATTTGCGGAAAGCGGCGCGGTTGAAATTGGGAACGGCGACCAGACAGTCGTTGCCCGTCAACTTATTCCTGACGAAGGCACGCAGGGTCAGACGAAACTGAAATTCAAAACAAGAATGACGCCAAACGGCGCAGAGTCTGAGCACGGCCCGTTCTCCATGACCGACTACACCGACGTTCGATTCACTGGTCGCCAGTTTGCGTTGCGAGTTGAAGGCAATGCAGACGCCGACTGGCGATTTGGTACGCCGCGTCTTGACGCTGTCCCCGGGTCGCGACGATGAGATTGCCACTGCCGCCAGGGTCTTACAGTTCGGTCATTGAATCGTTGCGCAACCAGTCCATCGAGCAGGCCGACGCGATGAATTTAAAACGCAATCAAGATGTGGAACTCGGGGATGGGCAAAGGTTAATTTTGAGAAGCGCGAACGGAACGCGATATGAAATTGTGGTCAGCGATTCAGGCGTTTTAAGCACCGCTGCTGTTTGAGGAAAAAATCATGGTCACACGCACCGCACAATCGACAATCGATCCGCAATACCAACGGTTGCAGAACGATTTTTATCAGGATGTTTTGCGCTACACGAATCAGCCATTTTTACAATATGGTGGCGATGAGATTGCGCCCTTTTCTGCGGACCAGCTGGCCGCGTTTGACCGCGCCCGCGCACTGGCCTCGTCGGACGTGGGAGCGGCCGAACTTCAGATGGCGCGCGACGCGGTGAGCGGTGCTTTAACGCCAATCGGTCAGGCGCAAATTGACCAATACATGTCGCCGTACACTCAAGCGGTAATCGACCAAAACATTTCCGACCTAGATCGTGCACGCGAAATTTCAATGCTCAGAAACGCCGATGCTGCAAATCGTGCGGGCGCGTTCGGCGGCAGTCGCCACGGTGTCATCGACGCTGAAACAAATCGCAATTTCGCAGACGCAGTGAATCGCAGCAGCGTTTCGCTTCGCGACGCGGCTTACCAGAATGCGCTCGCGCAAGCGAATACCGATCGCACAAATGTCTTGGCGGCCGGCAGGCAATTAGCGAACCTCGGGATGGCTGAAAAACAGCGCCAGTTAAACGACATTGGGATCCTGTCTGAAATCGGCGGCGAGCGACAAGCGATGGATCAATCGCAGCGCACGCTCGACTATCAGCGGTTCCTCGATCGCCGGTATTATCCAGAAAGAATGCTGTCGATACGGCAAAGCGCCTTGACGGGCATGCCGTTTAATCAGGGTGCGGTGCAGCACACGCCAGAGCAGAAGAACACTTTTACTCAGTCCCTGGGCGGTGCGGGCTTAGGCTTTGGCATCTCGCGCGAGCTGTTCCCGGGGAACAAGTGGGCGCAGCTCGGTGGCGCGGGGCTCGGACTGGCCGGCGGCCTGCTCTTCTAGGCAGCGATGAGCATCTACAACATTTCCACCACGCCGCAGATCCCACCTGGGCGCACTGGCTTCGGCGCCAAGGCATTTACCGGCGCGCAATATATCGCGCCGAGCTTGCCGACGCCGCCGCCCTTTTCCGTTCCGGGCGTCACCCCGCCCACGGCGCAAGAGTGGGCCGATATCATCGGCTATCAGCGGCCGACCGCGAGCGCCAGCGGTGTCGCCACCTGGAACCAATACATAAGCGATGCTTATCACGGTCGCCTGCCGTCGAGGCTGCGCGAGGTTAACGCTGCCATTCGCGGCGGCGGCGGACTCGACGACCGCACCATCAATCAGATTATGTACGAAGACGCCCAGTGGGGCGGATCGATGCAGGACGTTCCGACATCTGCAATTGTCGAATCGCGTGGCCAATATCCCGGCGGCAACCCGATGGCTTACGCCGGCGGCCCGGGAAGCGGCAACGCGGAACGGCTTTTGGAAGATCAGCTCGGCACAGATATTTATCGGGCGCCGATTCGCACCGCAGCGGCAACGCAGTACGGCCCGTTGACCAGCGTCGCTCAAAACCTGGGGCGAGCTTCCGACCGCGGCGTTCCGACTGCCGCGATTCAGCAGGCTGCTGATTTCGACGCCGGGCTGCAGGCTGCCCGTTACGATCAGGGCGACTTGCCCACAAACACCGGCCCCGGCCGATTCTTTCAGCTCGCCGCGCTTGTCCCCGGCTTGCAGCCAATCGCAGGGATTGCCGAGGCGATCAAAAACAGAGATTTTGCTACGGGCCTGTTGGCGCTGTCATCGCCGATCCACGGCGATTTGATCAACCTCGGTAAAACCCTAGCCGGAGATGCTGTTTCGAATTTGGGATTTCACAAACTCGGTGCATCGATCGCGCCTGAAATTTCAGATTTGAACGCAATCATCGCTCAAACGCCGTTCGGGCAGACGCCAGAATTTGCTGCGCGCGTCGGCTTGTCGCCGAGCCCCGTCGCGCAAAGTGTCCGGCTCGCCAGGGGCAATGCAGTTCCCGGCGCCCGCACCGGCATCAACAGCGCGCTACCCGAGATGGGCGGCGGCCTAACAACTGCGCAAGGCGCAGGGCGTGCCGCACTGAATAAAATCCCGAGGACCGGATTGACCGGTGCTGTCCTGGCGGCGAACTCCCCAACAGCACTGACAACGGCCTCGATGCCGTTTCTCGATCGAGCGACTAACACACTGGAAAAGGTGTTAAACAGTCAGGCCGCTCAAAACCTGAGCGCAGCGGAAATGAATGCGCCGGCAACAGTTTTTCTTCAGCCGCCGGCAATCACCCGGGGAGCAACCGCACAGTCGCAGTACGCATCGCCGACGACGGGGCTGCGGGAGGCGCTTGCACGCAACCTGGCGCAGCGACTCGCCGGCAATCGATTAACCGCATTAAGCCCGGTCGATTACGGGCTGTTGAGAGTTTGACATGGCACAGATTACTCAAGGATTGTTAGACATTTTGTCCGGTTCGCGAAACAGCCCGTACGCAGGCTTGTTGTCGCCGGACGTTCGCGCAAATGCTCAGAACCAGGCGTTGCTCGATGCGAGCCTCACAATGCTTGCAGGCAGTCGTGGGCTGCCCGGACAGGGGCGACCGCGCACTGGCGAGCTTCTCGCGCGCAGTTTTGGGCAAGGTCGGCAGTCGTTCAACGCTGCAGCAGATGCGGCGCTGCGCAATCAAATGGTGCAACAGCAAATTGCGGCCGCGGACCGCACTCAGGAAATGAACGCGCGCATTGGCCAAATCTTTGCCAATGGTGAGGTCACGCCACAGCAATTGCTGCAAGCCGCTGCCATCGCTAACAGCTTTGGCGATTTCACGACGGGCAACGAGTTTGCAACCCAAGCTGAGGCAATGAGCCCCGACCCGGTGGAGCGTCCACCAGAACTCGCTGCTTTCGACGAATGGCTGAAAGGCAACCCGGGAAAAAACTACGAAGATTATCTCAGGTTTAAAGCAACCTTAGACCAAACGCCGCCTAAGCCTGACAGGGTGCCGATAGGGGAGACAGAAAATTTATTAATCAGGACAACCGATCCTGAAGGCAACCCCGTTTACAAACCGGTGCCTGTGGGCTCGACGTATGAAGATTTAGAAGGGCAAGACGTTGTTCGCCGTAGCGTTGTCGAAGCGGAAGAAGAAGACCGCGAGCGGGAAGAACTGGCAAGAATTATGCGCGCCGACATGACTAGAGACTTTGCTAGGGCGTCTGTTCTTCTAAGTTCAGGAGAAGTCGGCGGCAGGTGGAAAACGCTTATTGGGTGGACTGCGAATTCACCGGCGTACAACGAAATGAAGAATCTGATCGACAAGCTGAAGGGCACGTTTACCCTGACTGCGTTGGCAGATGCAAAAGCAAGGGGTATTACTTTCGGCGCCCTGAGTGAGCAAGAGATGCGAACGGTCGCCGACTCCGTGGGCGCGTTGGACATCACCCAAGACCCAGCAGTCACTGCATTGCAATTGGCAAAAATTGCAGACGTTCTGGAAAGTAAAGGCGAGCTAAATAATAACGCCCTTCCTTCAGGCTTTATGAACCTGATCAGAGAGCAAAGGCGCAAAGGGGGATACGTCGGAGATGGTGGTAGCGGCGACGTGATGAAACGATATCAATTAGAGCCAAAGTAATTCGGCGGGCCAAGTTATGACCAATTACATGGACGAAATGCAGCGCCACACCAGAAACCTGCAGACGCTGAATCAGGCGAATGCCCCGCAATCGGACATTGACCAATACATGCGGCTCGAGGGGATCACCGACGCCACAATTCGCCAATACCAAGCAGTTCAGAGAGCATTCGAAAAAAACAAAATACTGCCATCCCCGTTGGCGCGAGTTGGCCGCGGAATGACGGACCTGGTTACTGGCGTTGGGCAACTCACGAACTCCATGCCGACAGCCCAGGGACTGCTGACACTGCTCCCTGGCGGCGAGCCGGCAAGCAACTTTTCGATGCGCAGAGCGCAGACGAATCAGCAAGCGGCTGCCAGAGAGCTTGCGGACGTGCAGCAATACGAATCTGCTGTCGGCCCGGGAATCGACTGGTGGCGGTTAGGCGGGCAAGCTGCTGCAACGCTGCCATTTGCGGCGCCGGCTGCAATACCTGCCGGACTCGGTGCCTTAGCCCGATTTGGGGTGGGAGCTGCTGGTGCGGGCGCTGCTGGCGCCGCGCTCTACGCAAAGACACCGCAAGAGCGCGCGTTCAACACCGGAACATCAATGATCGGCGGCGGCGTTGGTGGCTTAGTGCTTGAGCCGCTGATGCGTGGCGGCAGTGCAGCACTTGCGGGTGCCGTCCGTGGTGCAACATCGGCCAAACAAGCTGCGACAAATGCTGCGCAAAAAATTAGAGATCGAATCGACAATGTTGATCGGGTGTCAATTTTGACTGAGGACTTGCCCGACAACCTTTCCAATGATGTTCGCGAGCGCGTCCGTCAAATTGCGGCAGATGCTCTCGAAAACAATCAGCCATTTGATGCAGACGCTGCTTTGCGCCAAGCACGCGCGGAGCGGTTTGGATTTGAGGGCGACGCTGGATTGACCCGAGGGCAGGCTACTCGCGACCCACGAATTTATAGCGGCGAGCGAAACCTATCAAAGCGCGAGGGCGGCGAGGTTTTGCAAAATCGTTTTATTGCACAAAACGAGCAGGCAC